GGAAGCGATCCGGCTTGGCCCCGAGGCCACTTGATTCTAAATTCTGTATTCATATTTAAATCTTTTTCAAATATTTCTAGCTCAGTATTCATACGATTTAAATTTTCTTGTATACCGAAAAAAGCCCAGGTCCCGAGTGCGACGAGGGTGATCAAACTGGCAACCGTTTTCATCGGCATCTGAACGGCTGCTTCTTCTGATATTCTCATTGGTTTAGGCATTAGTTATAACTATATCCTGAAGGAGTCTCTTCCTTCTCTAAAATTTTAAATAATTTTTTATGTTGATCCATAATATCTTCATCTGAATCCATCATCTTATCTACTTGATCTTCTAGTTTTAAAACTTGTCTTTCTAATTTATCAACCTTATCTTCGTGTACTGCTTGAATTGTAGAGAGTTCAAAGGTACGCGAAAGACTCCAGCCACCCAGGGCTATGAGCAATCCAACTAATAAGGTCATTAGCTTGTCAGCCATTAAAATATAATCTCCATAACTAGGTATAGCGTAATAAAGATGAACATTCCAGTCATTTGAATGTCGTAGGGAAAATTTGTCATTCCTTTTGATTTACATCCCCAAAGATAAGCTTATACTTTAGTTTTCCGCCGTCATCTCCTTGAGTATGGTCGGTCGGTTCTTCAATTGATATAACATGCTTTACGCCCTTACATCCAACAGCAAAAAGAAATAACAAACCGATAATTATACAAGACATTAAATATTTCATCCATTTAATCATGTTGTTTCTTTTTTCTCTTACCCTTCTTCTTACCCTTAAAATTTTTAAAGTTCGATATCTCATTTTGTATTACCTCAATTTTCATTTTAATCACAACCATGTCTTGTGATAAGGAAAATGATCTCTGTAAGGACCATCCTCCGAGCGCTAATACAATAGCGAGTAATGCTGTGATTAGTTTATCGTTCATTGACACCACTCACAGTCATTAGTGTCATCAATAATAACTTCACCCGTTGTTTTTGGTTTATATTCATACGTCTGTTGTTGGACTTTTTCTTTTTCGTCTACCTGACAACATGTACCTGATTTTTCTTTTTCTTTGGTATGCGTACTGCAAGTTCCTTTTTCGTCTATGCTCATGCTTTTTCCTCATGTTCACAATTATTACAAGGGCACGTCCCACTAAATTGACTTGGTTTTCCACCCCAATTAGAATGTGCTTCTAAGTCACAGTGGCAAACGCATTTACAATTTTTGCATTTAATTTCAGGTCCGTCACTCATCTTTTGTTTCCTCTATGTTGTAGAAGTAGTTGTCACTATCTTCAGTTTTCCATTTACTGGTATCTTCAACGTTCCATTCGGAAGTTTGTACCTTCCAATCTTTAGGAACTTCATCTCTCACAGTGAAAGATGGAATACTCCAAATTAATCTATTGTTGGGCTGTGCCGCATAGTTCCCATCATCCAGGGCAAGTATGTGTGCGCACTTATGTTCGTGCGGTATTTCAGAATGATCTGTGTCGACTATATTACTCTCTGGATGAGCCCAGTCAACTGTGAAAAGATAGGATCCGGTATGCCAGACCTTATCTTTATCAATATATTTTCCGGATTGGCCGTCTAAAATATCGTAATTAGTGATAGCAGGATAATAACTAAAACAATTCCAAAGCTCCAACTGGTCCAGGCGAGTCCTAGGAACTTCTTTGACATCAAAGCCTCTTTGTATGAAGGCAGAGATCGGTAAACGATAGAAGATAGCACCATTTTCCATAATTGCATGAAACAATATAGGACGCCCTGTAATCGATGCCAGGCCAAAGATAATACAGTCTTCAGCTTCTCCCACATGTCCGGAAAGGTCATATAAATATTCTCTTCTTATCTGCGCATACGTGGCAGGAATGTTCGCGTTTAAATAAGCCATTTAACATATAATCCTTAGGTTGCTAAAAAATAAATGGCAACAATTACTACTACAACAGCAGCAGATATTTTAGGATTAGCTTTTGCTAATGCTAAAAGTTGTTTCGCTTTTTCCATAGTTCCTCCTATTTTATGTCACCCCAGTTTTTACCGGACGCGTAGTCTACCTTATTTGGTATCCTAAGTCTAATTGCATTTTCCATGATATTTTTTACTTTCTGAGCTGTTTCTTCATCCGGTATAGAAACACATAATTCATCATGGATCTGAATGTGTGGGAGTATACCAGCTTTGTAAAGATTTACCATCGCTTGTTTTGTCATGTCCGCGGCACTTCCTTGAACTAATCTATTTAATGCTCGGTATGTAAATGCTAAACGATAATGTCCATTAAAATTAGTGTATTCTTTATCATCTGGATATTGTTCATGGTATTTTAATCTAGCTTGTTCTTTTGTTAAGACAGGAACAGGTTCATATTTATAAGAAGTTATAGTTTGCCACTCTTCTTTTTCTTCGTTATATTTCTTTTCCTCAATTTTTATTTCGATTTCAAATCTTCCTAATTCTGCATTCCATTGTTTGTCATAAGGTTCCCACCTATTAAATCTACAAAATCTATCCCCTAAGGTATAAATAAGTTCATGTTCTTCAGCAAATTCAATAAGCCCATTGGATAATTCCTTAATGAAAGGAACCTTGGAATGATACTCATAGAATAAATTACGTGCTTGTTGAGGTGTAAGACCTAACTCTTTTTGCAATTTCATTTTTCCCATACCATAAAATAACCCTAGGTTAATTGTTTTAGCCTGAGATCTAGGAATCTTAGCCATGTCGGCTACAATTTTATGGAAGTCTGTTTTTGGATCTTCACTATAAGCGTCAGCTAAAGAGTCAGTTCCAGGTAAATCCCACTTCAATGCATAATTGACTACAATTCTAGGTTCTTGTTGAGAGTAATCGAATGACCCCCATGTACATTTTTCTTCAGGAATAAATATTTCTCTGATTCTTTTTCCTATTTCCCCTTTAGCTGGTACTTGTTGAAGGTTTGGATTACTCATAGAAAATCTTCCTGTTACTGTTCCACCTTGGTCCGATCGAATTTGATTTATATCTGCATGGATTCTTCCTTTATGTACAAAACTTAGAAGTCCTTCTACAAAAGCACTCTTTGCTTTATCACATTCTCTTGCTCGTGCTATCATACGTAAGTATTTATTTTTATGTGTTCTTAAATATTGTTTTGGAAGTTGAGGCATTCCTGATTTGGGAGTTGTTTTGTAATCTTTTATTTGTTGTTGATCTAAAAGTTTTTTGATAGAGGCTGAGGCCCATATTTCTATCTTACTTCCAGTTTCTTTGTGAATATCTTTTATAAGTTGGTCTCGTTCTGTTTCTAATTCGTTGCCAAATTGTTTCGCTTTTTCAACGTCCACGCGAACACCTTTGAATTTCATATCCACAAGGCACGGGAACAAATCAGTCTCTAGTTTAAATATTTTTTCTAAATTTTTCTTTTCTCCTTCTGGGTTAACAAAGAGAGTTTCTTTTAGTTTAGGCTCAAATATATTCCACAGCTTTAAAGTTAATTTAACGTCTTGTTCCGCGTAATCTTTTACTAAACTATAAGGAAGTTTGTGCATGCTATTGAGAGGATCTTTAATACCATACTCTTTTAGGGATTTATCTTGAAGATCATATTTGTATTTGCTTTCTCCACTGAGATAATCTTTACTTATTGAATCCAAAGTATATCTCATTCTATTTTCATCTATGACTGAGGCAGCAATCATAGTGTCTAATAACTTCCCTTTAGGCATGAGTCCACTTTCAGCTCTAATCCAACATACATCGTACATTGCATTATGAAATACTTTCTTAATGTTGGGGTTTTGAAATAGCTTTTTATTTAAGGCTTCCCAAGTACTCTTAGGATCTAGATTCCCACTCATAGCGTGACGAATAGGGAAATACAATGTTTGTTTACCTGTGCATACTCCTATGCCACACACATAACCAACATTACGTACAGCCCCTGATCCTTTTGTTTTTAAATCTGGATCGTAAGTTTCTAAATCCACAGCAACAGTATCAATTCCTTTTAAATCCAAATCATTAACTTCTGGTGCAGTGCACATTATTTTTTATCTCCCGAAGGTTTAAGAGTAAAACCTTTAGGTAATGGTTTTACATGAGGTGTATCCGGATAATCTCTTTCTATAATCATATCGATATAATGTTTTGCTTTTTCCAAATCTTGCTTTCCTCCTTTATCTGCATGCCTACATATATACTTTATTGCATTGCCTTCTGCAAATTTAAGATTATTTTTATTTGCAAACTCACTTGGCTGAATTTTAAATTTTAAGTAGTGTGCTCCACCTATCTGCTTATCATATGGTCCCATGTCTTCCTAACTCCTTTCCAGTTTCTGATCTTAATACCCACACATCATAAATACCTCTACTAAACATTGTGTACTTTAATCTTAATTCAACAAATAGAGGTTCTCGTTTATTTCTAAATAAACTAAGGTCTCCTACTACGTTATCAAACGTAGTTCCTTTTATCTTATGAATACTTCCATATTTAATTCTAATCTTTCCATCAAAATCAAATCCGTTCTTTAGAACCTTTCTAATGTACAGCATTCGTTTATCATGTTGTTTAACATCATGACCTTTTGCGCGCTTTCGTAGTAAATCAAAATATTTAACAAGTTTTGCATCAGGTTTGATAAGTTTTTTCTCAATCAACTCATCAATAGTATAGTCTTTAATGATCCAATCCTCAAATTTGAAAGTACCTTTACCAAAAACTATGGCTCGACTACCTAAATAATCCCAAAAATCTTTTATTTGTTTTAAACTTTTAGGTGCTCCTTCTGTAAAACTAGGCCATTCATCATGACATTTTAATTCCTTCAAAGATACATGAGCTGAACTTGTGATATGAGCATACTCTATTCCATAGTCATGAAAAAATTGTTTAATTCTTTTATCACTAGGTTTCCCTCTGTATGCAAAAATAAAGGTTTGTTTAGTATTTCTTATTTTGTCTAAAAGTTTTTTTAAACTTAAAGAAGGGCGCAGATCCGGTAGAGGATGGATGGCTCCTTCAATACCTGGAGCGGGTAACCAGGTTCTCGTGTACCCATAATGTTTCCAAATAGGAGCAATGATTTGTTTACAAAATTTATTGATAGCTGCTCCACATCTTTTACCTTCTGTTAACTCATGCCAAGGATTAGCAGAAGCTTTATGAAAATATTCTGCATCTGAGCCAGCCCATTCAAAAATGGTTTGGTCAGGGTCTCCTATCATATAAAAATGGCCATCTTTAACGTTTTTAGCCATTTTAAATACCGCTTCCAGTTGAGGACGATTCGTATCTTGAGCTTCGTCCACCATTAAAACTTGAATGTCTGATTCAATTTTTTTCTCATTGTATTTAGTGATCATGTCAGCGAAGTCATAAAGGTTATTATCTTTTTTATATTGTTCATACGCTCCTTTTAATTCTTGTAGTTGAGTGAGATTGTAAGGTGAGTATTCCATTCTATCAGTAGTGGAATGGTGCCAATGCTCTTCAAGAGTTCTGTTGTGACCATATGCTGCTTTTATAAATTTAAAAAAAGAATGATCTCGATAAACATCTGAGCCATATTTAGAATAAGCAAAAGCTATATGAAGTCGGCATAAGTTTTTAAAATCTTCATTGTCTTGCTCATTAAATACTTCTTTTCTTTCTAACTTCTTTTTACAATAATGATGAATAGTACAGATACGATCTTCAAAAAATTTTCTTCGATAGCCTCTTTCTTTAATTTCTGGTACATCCATTGCGGCATTTAAAATTTCATTAACCGCAGTATTAGTATGAGAAATTAATACAATTTTATCAGGATCATACTTTTTAAAAAATTCCCTGTACTTTTCTAATAAAAAAATATGCGTCTTCCCGGTACCAGGTGGACCCACCACAAACCTAGGTTTTATCATCTGTAATCTCCTTTATTTCTACTGCTTCTCCTTCAATAATTAAACTGCTTTGAGCAATTTCATAATTAGGTATACGCCAACGAACAAAAGATTTTTTTTCATCATTTTTCCCTTTTATTTTTTTGGCGTCTAAAACTCTTTGAACTTTCAGAATTAAATCTACTCTAGGTAGATCTATTCTTTTTACTTCATTTAAATAGTCTTCAAAATTACCTAAATTAAATTCTAAAAACTGTTTTTCTTGGTTATAATGTGGACGTTTATATTCTATTAAACTTTTCTTATCTGTAGAGGCTTGTCTTGCATTTAAATACTGTTCGAAATATTTAATAAATTTATTGTCTTCCGCAGCTTCTTCTACATAATCATCTGAATAAGATCGGGCATCAAATTTCATTTTCATAATTTTATCAAAATCATTCTTTTTCATTTGAGGAATCCACACTTGTGCTTGTTTCATCACTTCATCATAAAAAGGTCCTTGCTTCATCAAGGTTGGACCTGATACTATAATTTCTACTTTTTTTGGTTGTCCTTCTACCATTGCATTAACTTGTACTAAGTATCGATCTTCTCCATATTCTAAAATTTCTCCTATAACTCCAGCTCCTTGAACTGTTTCATAACCTACGCCAATCCAGCTAAATATTTCTGCAACAGCTTTTGCAGAACAGCCAATGATTTCGGCAAGTTTAAGCATTCCATATTTTTTAGTTGCTTTCTTAACACTGGTTCCTTTTTCAGCTCTATCTTCGGCTTCATTATCATCTGATAAAATAGCTAAGTTATAAACAAATTCATTAATTTCTTCTTCTGTCCATTTAGTATGCTTTACTAAAACCCCTGCAACAGCAGTGCAGAAAGCATCTCTTTGTCCTTGAGATCCATAAACAATACATAATGCAGTTGAAAGAGCCACTTTCCTTAGGTCCAAGTTAAGGTCACCAGGGTATTCGTTTATACCTTCATAAGTTTCCCACTTAACATGTTCATTAGCTTTACTGTGTAAAGATTCAGGAACTATAGTGTATTGGCTGTTACCACTTCTAATTTCACATAGAGTGGCCCCATGTGGAAAATTTTTATAATATTCTTTAAGTTCTTTTGGAAGGACAAATTGTTTAAAATCTAATTTACCTTTCCACCAATAATGACTTTTTGGATTACTTGGTCTGCCAGAAATAGAAGCTCCTGGTCTTACATATTTTTCTATAAATCTTTTTGCTAATTCATTATCAATATCGAAATCAATGTCTTGATCTAGTCTTAATCCAATTGCGCAGTGTGTGTATTTTGCTTTCCATTCTTCTTTCGTTATTTTAAAATTTGGACCACTCCAATCGGTAACGATAGGGGTCCCTTTTAAACAAGGGATAATAATCCTTTCGGAATCTATCCAGTGTTCATACGTATTCGGCGCCTGTTCAATCACTTTCTTCATAATAAGTTAATGGGCGAGTTAAGTCTCCCGCTCCCGCCCAACTCCTTGGAGTTTTTATAAACTTAGTGTTTTCCTTTTGGCTTCATCCGTTTCAGGTTTGGCTTGTATTTCGCCTTTCCCTACACGTTCAGCAAAAGTTCTAGCGATAGCATAAACAGCTTTATCAGCTACTGGACCGATTTTCGTCACATCCCAACCAAACCAAGTTCCTTTGTCATTAGACATCTGAACTGTTTTTAGTTTATAAATGTGGCTATATGTTGGCGGAGTGAATACACCATTTTTCCCTTGCATTCTAATCCCCATCATCATTGAGTTCCATTTTCTACTCACTTTTAATTGAGTAGCCTTCATAGAAATCAAAGCAGTTGTAGGATTTTTTCCTAAGAGAACTACAAAATGGTTTGCAGTATTCTCGATATAATTACCATTTGGTAATCTATCTTTGTAAGATTTATCACGAGTAGTTTTACTCATAATATCACTTGTAGCATCATGTATGGCTACAGGTGCTCCTTTACTCTCACCTCTGTCTTGCCATTCTACAAGTTGTCTTTTGTAGTATACTGGCAATACTTCTATCCCCTTACTCCCGTCATAAATGTCATTTGTGACAGTGTTGAGAATCATGCCAGGTTCTGCCCCCTCGACATACTTCCCATTCCTTTTATTTACTTCAGGAGATAGTTGTCCTAAAACTTTCAGAAATGGCAACGCAAGATCTTCCTGCGAAATATTCTGAGAGCCTTTGTCTGCATCAGCTTCAAATAAGTTTGAAGACAATGCGCCTGCATTTTCGCGTTTCATGATATTTGTTTCTTTATTCATGTTTATTGTTTCCTTTTGATTGTGGTTCGGTTTCCTACGAACACGTTAAAAATATCCGTTGGCATATCTTTGCCTGCTTCAGTACGCTCACGGACGAGAGCTTTCAGGGTCATAGGTTCAACCTTCAGCTTTTGTGTCGGTTGAAATCCTTGACCCTTCGCAAGGTTAGCATATTCTGCCGCCTTGTTATCTTCGTTCTTTCCAAAGGAAACGGTGATCTCATTTTTAATGATG